ATGGATACTCTTTAGGTTTTAGACTTGTCTTCAGTGCCGAAGTACTTGATGATAAAAATTGGGTTGTTGACTTTGGCGGTCTAAAGAAATTAAAAGAGTGGCTGAAGGAAATGTTTGACCACAAACTAGTTGTTGCAAAAGACGATCCTAACCTCAAAGACTTTCTTAATCTTGAAGAAAAAGGTCTTGCAGATGTAGTGGTAATGTCTGGTGTAGGGTGCGAAAAATTTGCTGAAATAGTTTTTCATTATGCCAATAATTTGGTACAAGACATGACAAATGGTCGTTGCAAGTGTGTAGAAGTTGAATGCATGGAACACGGCGCCAACTCTGGGATTTATAAAGCCTAATGCGAATTGCCTTAATCACAGATACGCACTTCGGTGCTAGGTCCGATTCAATACCGTTCGATAATTTCTTTGAGAAATTTTATTCTAACTCTTTCTTTCCTACATTAGAAGAGCGCGGTATAAAAACCATCATTCATCTTGGTGATATTTTTGACCGAAGAAAATATATCAACTTCAATACCCTGAGAAGTTGCAAGCAGTACTTTTTTGATGAGGCTGCAAAAAGAGGTATAGACATTCATTTGATTCCTGGGAATCATGATACCTATTTTAAAAATACTAACGATGTCAACTCTCCAAATCTTTTGCTTAGAGAGTATGACAATATATATCTGTATCAAGACCCGAGCGAAGTAGTTTTCGACACACAGAAAATTTTATTGATGCCTTGGATATGTTCAGATAACTATAATGATTCCAGAAAAGCTATGGAGAATAGCGATGCTAAAGTCTGTTTTGGACACTTTGAACTCGCTGGGTTCCAGATGTACAAGGGCGTTAAAAATGAGCATGGAATGGATCCTAGCATATTCGATCATTTCGATTTGGTTTGTAGTGGGCATTTTCATCATCGTGATCGTTCTGGTAACATATTCTATCTCGGCAATCCTTACGAAATTACTTGGTCTGACTGGGACGACCCTAGAGGATTTCATGTCCTCGATACGGAGACACTAGACTTTGATTTCATAAAGAATCCATATAACATGTTTCATAAATTTCATTGGGACGACAGTGATGAACTCTCTATGAAATATATTGAAAATATTAATTATGATTTATTGGAACGCAGTTGTGTTAAACTGGTTGTTGTAAAGAAAACGGACTTTTCAAAGTTTGACATCTTTGTTGATAAGCTGTATAGTTGTAATCTTGTGGAACTTAAAATCATTGAAGATTTTTCTGAATTTGAAGATGACGCTGTTGGTGATGAGTCTATTAACCTAGAAGATACTATGACTCTTTTAGGAGAATATGTTGACAACATTAATACTGAACTTGATCGTGAAAGACTGAAGACGCAACTTAGGACTCTCTATGTCGAGGCGCAGAATATAGAATGATTTATTTTGAAAAGTTGAGATGGCAAAATTTTCTATCCACCGGCAATTCATTCACTGAGATTGATTTTACTCGCAATGTCTCTACACTTATAGTAGGCGATAACGGTAGTGGTAAATCAACTATGTTGGATGCATTGTGTTATGTGTTGTTTAACAAGCCTTTTAGAAACATAACAAAGCCTCAATTGATAAACACTATCAATAATAAAGGACTGTTGGTAGAGATTGATTTTAGAATTGGCACACATGAGTATCAAATTAAAAGAGGTGCCAAGCCAAATATATTTGAGATTTTTTGTGATGGTAATTTAGTTGACCAAGATGCCGCAGTAAGAGACTCACAAAAATACTTGGAAGAAAGTATTTTAAAATTGAATTACAAATCATTTACACAGATTGTGATACTTGGATCAGCCTCATTCACCCCCTTTATGCAATTACCTTTAGGGCAACGAAGAGATATCATTGAGGATATTCTTGACATTCAAATTTTCACTGTGATGAATTCTGTACTCAAACAAAAACAAAATGTTCTACGGGAAACAATTCGTGACATTGAAACCGATGTTGAAGTAGCAAAACAGAAAGCGACCATTCAAAAAGAATATATAGATACGCTGGAAGAAAATAAAGCAAATAAGATAACCGAGATCAAGGAGAAGATCAGTGAATTCGAGGCGGCGATTTCAACATCAGAGGAAAAGGTTGATGCTTACAAACAGCAGAAGGAGAATCTGGGCGACCCGGGAGAACGAAGAAGAAAACTCTCAGGATACAGAGACAAATTTACAACCCAACTCAGAAAAATCCGAAAAGAAATAGACTTCTATGAAAGTCATGATGATTGCCCTACATGCAAACAGGGTATTCCTCATGATTTTAAGAAAGAAATTCAAGAGACAAAACAAAGCAAAGTTTCTGAAATTGAAACCGCTACAGAACAACTGGAAACACAGTTTGAAGAATTGGATAATTTAGTCGCAGAATATAATGAGATTAATGAATTAACCAACAGAGAAAATAATGAGATTATCTCTAATCAACGATATCTACAGCGGCTTCACATAGAATTAGCCGATGCAAAAAATAATGTAGCCAACATTGATGAAGAGAAACAAAAACTAAAAGACTTGGCTAAAGAGGTTGTCAGAAGTAACAGCCTGAAGTCTGAGAAAAATGAAGAGCAACATTATCTTACAGCATGTGCGGCACTGTTGAAAGACACAGGAATTAAAACTAAAATCATAAAGCAGTATCTGCCTGCTATTAACAAACTCGTTAATAAATATTTGGCTGCGATGGACTTCTTTGTTCAGTTTAATTTGGATGAGAAGTTTAACGAGACTATCAAGTCTAGGCATAGAGATAAGTTTTCGTATGCTAGTTTCAGTGAAGGCGAGAAACAAAGAATTGATTTGGCATTGTTGTTTACTTGGCGAACAATTGCAAAAATGAAAAACTCGGCGGCTACTAATTTGTTAATACTTGATGAGGTGTTTGATAGCAGCCTAGACAACAATGGTACTGACTATGTTATGACCTTGTTGGATACTATAGGCGGAGACACCAATGTATTTGTAATTTCGCATAAAGGCGATCAACTCTTTGACAAATTTAGAAGCGTGATTAAGTTTGAGAAAAAGAAAAACTACTCGGTGATGACATGAACGAAGATATGAAATTAGAACTTGTTAAATTTGGAAGCCCTTCTCTAAAGAACGCTCCTGACATTTTTAACTTTGATGACTATAGTGCAGAAGGTTTATGTAAGGCTCTGATGAAAAAACAGTTGGAGCTTAACGGAGCAGGTCTGTCTGCTAATCAAGTGGGTATTAATGCAAGAGTCTTCACTATGGGCGATGGAAAAGAACTTACTCGGTATATCATCAATCCAGAAATCGTTGACATTTCAACTGAGTGTGTTACAATGCGTGAAGGATGTTTGAGTTTGCCTGGAGTCTGGCTGAACTTATCTCGACCCATATGGCTAACTGCTAGATACCAAAGAACTGATGGTAGTTGGACTACAGAAAAATTCACTGACTTAGCGGCTAGAGTTTTCTTGCATGAGTACGATCATATGCTAGGACAGAATTTTACACAGAGAGCGTCCAAGTTAAAACTTGATATGGCATTGAAAAAGGTGGAGAAGAGAGCTAAAAGATATGTTAAGAGCATGGGAAAAAGATAAAGTTATAGGATTTACCGCATCTTCCTTTGACCTACTTCACGCTGGTCATGTGGTCATGTTAGAAGAAGCAAAAGGCAACTGTGATTATCTAATAGTCGGACTGCAAAATGATCCCACTATAGATAGACCAGAAAAGAATAAGCCAGTCCAAAGTATTGTTGAAAGACAGTTACAGTTAGGCGCAGTAAGATATGTTGATGAAGTCATCGTGTACAACACGGAAGCCGATTTAAGAGATTTGTTGTTGACTCTTCCTATAGATGTGCGTATAATAGGCGAAGAATACGAAGACAAAGATTTCACTGGAAAAGATATACCTATGCACATAGTTTACAATTCCAGAAAACATTCATTTAGTAGTACTGATTTGCGTAAACGAGTTAGAAAGGAAATATAAATATGAAAGAGAAAATGATTAAAGTAGCCCGCGGTTATTTTAACGGACAAATTGGAAAGCATCTAATCAACGCTGATAATATTATGACTAACCCGGTCGGTATCGGGGAGCATGGTGATATCATCGAGGAGCTGGAAAAGGAACTTGCAAAAGTTGCTGAGTACGAAGAAAAACTAGCAGTACTAGAAAAGTACTTTACGGATACGGAAGGTAACTAATGTCAGACGATTTTGATTTCGGATTTACTATTGTAGACAGTGAGGACTTGAGTCCAGCACCAACTAGTCAGCCAATAACGGCTACAGTGCCAGATGACTTTAAAGACGAAATCATGGCAAAGCTGTATGACTTAGAGAATAGAATTCTATCTTCGGATAGCTCGGGTATGATTAATGAGCATCGTGCTTTGGTTGAACAGGATGTCGCCACCAAATTGCGAGACCTTGAAGACCTTATCATGCCGCTACTTATCAACCTGAAAAAGAATCCTGAAAAGGATTACATCCATTGGCCTAATCGAACGGCTATCATTGATAAACAAATTGAAAAAATTAAGGCGGTAACACAATATTATGAGCGAATCAACTGAGGGTACGAATCAAATTGACGGTTACATTGGTCAACATCTAAGCCGCGTTCATCATTTTTATGTTTCAGGTGAAATTGAGGATGCGAAAAATTATATTGAGTGGTTCCAGATTATTCGTTCTGCGGGCCCAGCCGACATAATTTATTTACACTTGAATTCTGAAGGCGGTGATGCATTCACAGCTATTCAGTTTATGCGAGTATTATCTGAGACCGAGGCAAGAGTCATTACATCTGCTGAAGGGTTTTGTGCATCGGCAGCCACAATGCTATTCTTGTGTGGAGATCAGTGTGAAGTATCAGATCATGCTGTCTTTATGTTTCATACTTTCTCTTCCTTCTCTTACGGTAAGAGCAGTGAGATGTTTGCTCAGGTTACGATGGAAAGATCCTGGGGTGAAAAGATGGTCACTGATATTTACAAGGGGTTCTTTACTGAAGCTGAAATTGAAGCATTGCTGGAAGGAAAGGACTACTGGATGGAAGGTCCTGAGGTCATTGAGCGACTAACTGAGCGTAAAAATATGCTCGAACAGCCCGAAAAGAAGACCAAAACTAGAAAAAAATCTTAACTTTTTTTGTTTTTCCAATAAAATCAATGACTTAGCGGGCGAAATAATGCTTGACTTATAGGCTCAAAGGTCGTATAATGTTTACATAAAATACGAAATCAAGAGAGAGTCTATGGAAATCAGCAAAAAGAGTACCCTAGCTAAGTTGTTGGCTGCTGAGAATATCACTCTAGAGCATCGCAAAGTACCGACTGCATACTTTGATCTGAAGGAGCGCAAGGTGGTTCTTCCAATGTGGAAGAATATGGACGCTGACCTTTATGATATGCTTATCGGTCATGAGGTCAGTCATGCTCTTAATACTCCTCTCGAAGGCTGGCATGATAATGTCATCGAATATGGTCCTGCAATCAAGTCATTCCTCAATGTAGTCGAGGACGCTCGAATTGAGAGACTAATCAAAGAAAAGTTTCCTGGGCTTGTTAAGAATTTCTACGCTGGCTATCGCAAACTATTCAATGATGATTTCTTCGGTGTGAAGGATCGTGACCTATCTACGCTTCCTTTGATTGATCGAATCAATTTACACTTCAAAATTGGCTCAATGCTCGGCATCAACTTCACTGATGAGGAGCAAGTGTATGTTGACCGTGTCGCAAACTGTCAGACCTGGGACGAGGTAGTCGAGGTTGCGCATGATCTCTTCGGCAATGCAAAAGAGGAGATGGAGAATCAAGAGGAGCAACCAGACTCAGGTTCTGCTGATGACTTCGAGGACGATGAATTTGAGGACGACTATGAATCGGATCCTTCTTCAGGTCAGTCTGATGATGAGACCGAAGAAGAGGAAACGGACGAAGAAGGTAATGCATCAGGTGAATCAAGTGAGCAGGAAGAAGAAAGCCCCGAAGAATCTGAGGGGTCGTCCGATTCTGTGATTCAGCAAGGACCAACTGATTCTTCAGAGCCTGTTGCTGAAACTGATATGAATTTCCGTCAGTCTGAGGAGTCACTGTTACAGGAAAATGCAAAAGATATTGCATATCTTGAATGGAATAAACTTAATCCCAAGCATTGGGTTGTTCCTGTTTCTAAAACATGGGACTACAATTTCGAGGGAATATTCAAGGCAAATCGATGGTCTGAGGATCTTCCTGTAGGACCTATCGCCGATGAGTGTCTAACAAACTTCAAACAAAAAAATACTGCAACAATCAATCAGTTGGTAATGCAGTTTGAGATGAAGCGCAAAGCTAAATCTCTGTCCCGTGCCCGTGAAAATAAGACGGGTGAATTGAACATGAAAAAACTCTGGGCTACTCAGTTAACAGAAAATGTATTTCTCTCTAATACTGTAGTACCCAAAGGCAAGAATCACGGCATGGTGATGTTTGTGGACTTCTCAGGCTCCATGACTGCTGACATTGCGGCTACTTTGGAACAAACTCTTATCATGGTAGCGTTTTGTAAAAAGGTCAACATCGCTTTTGATGTTTATCTATTCAACAATTCACGAAATGAGTATCGCAATGCAGATCAAATGGAAATTGCCAATGGCGGTTACACACCTGGCAAGATGGTCATTAAGGATGAAGGCTTCAGCCTGATCCAGATGATTAATTCTAATATGACTTCTCGGGCATACGGCGATGCATTCAAGAAATGTTTGGTGCTTGCTGAGGCTTACCGCTGTTATGTTGAGAGTCGTTCAAACCGATACAGTAATAGCAAAGAGGTTAGCTGTTGGGATCTTCCTGCACGATTTCAGACAGGCGGCACTCCCCTAGTTGAAACTGTTATGGTTGCCCGTGAGTTGGTCAAGAAGTTTAAGGTTGATAATCGCATTGAAGTAATGAATACTATCTTCCTCACTGATGGCGAGCCAACTGGGCAGTATGAGATAGTTGGAAAATCGACTCTTTGGAGTGGATGTGATCGCATCGCAATAACGGAAGGTCCTATTGTTACTGTTGAAAAGTACAATCGCCGAGATCGATACATTGCTAGTATTCAATATCGCTCTGCATTGAAACACTTCAAGGCTACAGTTGATAGTCGCCTGATTAATTTCCACATTGGAAAATTCAGGAAGCATGAACTTAGTATGATGTACTTTGAAACTTCAGACTTTGATTACACCAAGTTTGAGGAAAAATACAAAAAAGAATTTTTGAAGAATAAGTTTTTTGAGTTGGAAAACTACAACTACTTTGATACTTCATACTACATTAAAAATGGCAAAGACCTCGAGGTTGAGGATCAAGTCATGGTTGTCGAGTCTGAAAAGAAGGCTGACATACTCAAAGGATTCCGCAATTTTCAGAAGGGTAAGGCGTCTAGCCGAGTGTTTCTGAACCGATTGATGGATAAAGTAGCGTAGGTTATTGATTTCTATGGAGAAAAAAGTTTGCATTTTGGTGAGAAAATGCTTGACTTTTAGGAACAATGGCATTATACTATGCATATAGTTAGGAAAATGAGAAGAGGATATACATTATGAATGACCGTCAAACCCTTTTACAAGCACTTGCCAATTCAGACAATGATACTGGTGTCTTTGGTCGATTTGAAGTATTGCAGATTGCTAAGTCTGTTGGGCTCAAGCCACCCAAGTGGTTCTTTGATGAACATAAAATTGGTCGAGGCAAATATGTTATCGATATGCAGGGTCAGGTACTGGCGATGCCCCAAGCGGCTGCTCCAGCTCCGACTCCCATAGTCACGATTCAGCCCTCGCCCGCTAAAACATTAACTCAGGCGAAACTTACTGTGGAAGTTGATAATCTAGTTCCGATGTCTGACCCTACTTACATTCCGTTTGGGTTTTCCCGCGACTTGACTAAAATTTTGAAGTCAGGTATTTTCTATCCCACATTCATCTCAGGTCTATCAGGTAATGGTAAGACTACAATGGTTGAGCAAACCTGCGCTAAACTCAAGCGTGAGGCTCTCCGTGTCAATATCTCCATCGAGACTGATGAGGATGATCTGATCGGTGGCAACACCCTTGTCGATGGCAATGTGGTCTATCGTGAAGGTCCTGTACTGACCGCTATGAAGCGTGGTGCAGTGCTGATACTTGATGAGTTAGACCGTGGCTCTAACAAACTGATGTGCTTGCAGGCTATTCTAGAGGGCAAGCCCTACTTCAATAAGAAGACAGGTGAGGTGGTTACTCCTGCTCCCGGCTTTAACATCATTGCAACAGCTAACACTAAAGGACGCGGCTCGGATGACGGCAAGTTTATGTCGGCTCAGATCCTAGATGAGGCGTTCCTTGAGCGATTTGCAATCACGGTTGAGCAGGAGTACCCCTCTGCTGTCAATGAGAAGAAAATCATTCTCGGCAAGATGGGTAAGGTCAACAAGGTTGATGAGGACTTTGCTGATAAGCTGGTCACTTGGGCTGAAATCATTCGCAAGACCTTCAAGGAAGGTGCGATTGATGAATTGGTTTCTACTCGCCGACTGGAGCACATTGTCAATGCGTATGCTATGTTTGATGACCGCATGAAGTCAATTGAGCTTTGCGTCAACCGCTTCGATGAGGACACTAAGTCTGCATTCACTGAGTTGTACACTAAGGTTGATGCTGGTGCGACTCTGGAGTCGCTTGAGGATTCAGGGGTAGACATCGAAGCTGATGAGGTATCATTCTAATGAATAAGATCGATTACAAATTCAATGAAGATACACTCATTGCAGAGTTTAAGACATATGTAGATGCCACTTACTCTGGTCATTATGGTGCTAATAAGGATAATCTTCAGTCAATGGAGATTATCTCAGCCCGAGGTCGAGGCGTAGACTTCACTTCAGGCAATATAGATAAGTACAATGACCGGTATGGTAAGAAAGGTTCTGTAGCAGATTGGCGTAAGGATATTGTTAAAATTATTCATTATGGGTTTTTACTTCTCAATGAGCATGACAAAAAATATCCTGGGGGCTAACCGTACAAGGGTGGCGGCGAGTGATTCCTAACTATACTTCTCTCCTCGTTATTCGCCGTCACCCTTCCTTTTTCGTATAAATAATATATACAAATTTTTTTATTAGGAGAAAAAAATGGCTAAGATTGTTGAATTTTCACTTACTCGGGATAGCATATCAGACGCATGGCCGTTTGCGAATACTGACTCAACTGCAAATGAGGCTATTCTGGCAATCGTTTCTGAGTACAATGGAACTATTGCTGTGGATATATCTGAAGATGGTTTGATGAAAACTATTATCATGATGTTCCCAGATGACGCAGATTTCTTTGTGTTAAAAGATCGGTTTGAGACTGTGCATGACACCTCCCCCGAACAGAAAGAGTATATTGCTCAAATGAGAGCCGAAGGTAAATATGTGTTGTCCGTTGTTGCTGATTAGTGCTTGACAAACATATTGAATTGTATTATTATTGTGTTTTAATTTCGTGAAGGAAAATATATTATGAAAATCTCTAAAGCTACTTTAGATGTTCTGAAAAATTATGCTAGTATCAACACAAACATTTTGGTGCGTGAAGGTAACACCCTAGCAACAATCAGTACAGGAAAAAACATCTTCTCCCGAACAACGGTCGCTGAGACTTTTGATCGGGAGTTTGCTATCTATGATCTAAACAGTTTGCTTGCTCTACTTACTCTCATGGAAGATACTGAGGTTGAGTTTGGCGAAGGCAGTATCACTATCAGCAAGGATCGGAGTCAGTTTGAATACTATTATGCTGACCCTAGCATCGTGGTAGCCGCTCCTGACAAAACAATTGAAGTAGATAATCACTACAATTTCAATCTGTCTTCTCAGGATGTTCAGATGGTCATGAAAGCGGCGGCTATTGTTTCCGCTCCTATGCTGAGTGTTGTATCTAAGGGTGGTCAAGTTACTCTATCTGTAGGCGACCCCTCTACCCCTCGAAGCAATACATTCCGTAATGTGATTGGAGACTGCGATAAAGAATTTGATTGCCGACTTGCAATTGAAAACTTCAAGATCATTCCAGGTGACTATGAAGTTACTTTATCTCAGAAAAAATTCATGTATCTGAAAAACAAAAATACTGACATTCAGTATTGGCTCGCCCTCGAACCTAGCTCAGTTATTTAAGGAGATTTCGATGGCAAATTTTACTTACCGAGTACCGAATATCATTTTTAAAACTCGGGTGCGTGATGAAACTATCAGTGAAGGAAATCCCTTTCGATGGGATCATGTAACAAGCCAAGAACTATTTGGCGAGAAGCGAGTAATCCTATTCGCACTTCCTGGAGCATTCACTCCTACATGTTCTACATTCCAGTTGCCTGATTTTGAGAAAATGTTTTCAGAGTTTCAGGAACAAGGCATCGATGAAATCTATTGCATGTCAGTGAACGATGCATTCGTGATGAATGCTTGGGCTAAGTCTCAGGGGTTGCGGAATGTAAAGGTGATTCCTGATGGTTCTGCTATCTTCACTACTTACATGCACATGGATGTGAAGAAAGATAATCTAGGATTTGGTATTCGCTCTTGGCGTTATGCTTTGGTTCTAGATAACATGCAAGTTGAAAAGGCTTTTGTAGAGCCGGGCTACGGGGACAATGTTGATGATGATCCTTACGGCGTTTCTTCACCACAGAATATCATGAAGTATTTGAAAGGTGAGGCTTTTGATGCAGGCACCACAAAGGGTAGACAACTTACCCTAAACTTGACTGATGGCATTGACTCCAAAGCAACAATGAGTTAAACTAGTACTTTATATTATGAGAGGTGAACACATGTCAGATGAATTTTTGTGGGTCGAGAAGTATCGACCTCGTACACTTGATGAGTGTATCCTGCCTGATGCACAGAAGGATGTGTTCAAGCAGTTTATCGAGGCTGGAGAAATTCCTAACATGCTTCTCTGCGGGACAGCGGGTACAGGTAAGACTACTG